CCTACTTTGAAAATCATTAATATTTATTTTCTTAAATAAGGTTTCAAAAAATTCCCGAGACTTTCTGCTTCCTCCTGTATAATATAAATTACTAATTGAAAACTCCGTCATTAGGTCAATAGTATTCCTAAAGACAGAGAAGTTATAATAGGCTTTTTGACAGAGAATAATGGTATCCCTGATGTCTATGTTTGACGTATTGGCGACTCCTCGGGTATACTTAAACGGTATCATACCGTTTTCTATATTCCTGAACCGGTCGGTCCGTACAATGTCAGCGGCTTTGTTCCTACGCGTCCGTGTAGCGGTAGCCACTGTTTCATGTTTCGCCATGAGTGGTTCCGCACCTTGTTCCGTTTTCTTCCTTACCGCCATATTTTACTTTATTTTTACACCTAAGCTATCATTCTGGGAGTAAATGTATGATTATTTTGCTCTACCTTAGTATTTTTAAGGTCATTGTAACACTTAACGGCCCAGTTCCCTAACATTAAAGTCGTGTAGTTATCCTTGCGAGCCCGGTTTGCCGAGGTACTTCTCTTAAGGTGTTGGGGTAAATCAAAGGTTTGGGTACCTTTTGCTGTAGTTTTCACCTCTACAAGAGCGCACTGCTTCTTCGATTGGTAAACTATATCATCCTGAAACTCTATTAAATCCCCTTTGTTTTCGTAAGGCATTAATTTTATAGGGACGGCTTGAGCCGATACCTTGTCGAAAAAACTCCCACAAGCCGCGGTACGAGAAGCAAACCAAATTCTCTTATGATCAATAGAGGCCTGTAGATATTCGTTAGCTTCCCGCAGGAAAGTGGTGGAAAACAACTGTTTGAAGCAGATTATATTTTCTTTTTTATTGTATTGACGTTTCGCCCCCAAAAGCATCTTTTGGTAATCAACTCCTTCTTTGTCGCTATTAAAATCAAAAAATTTAATTTCTACACGGGTGCTTTGAAAAAGTTCTGATTCATTGGCGCTATCTATAAATTGATAACCTGCGTTATCTATAATTATCATAGAAAAATTAAAGTGAGTCACTAGATAGTGGAGATATTTTATGTGATCTTTTAAATCCCCTCCCGCTACCGCATACCCATGCACCAGTGTGGAAAACGTAGTTTTCTCTTCATCTAGCTCCAGCACAGACATGGCAAAATAATCAGAACTAGGACTATTACTAAAGCTGGGGTCAATAGCCAAAATATATTCTTTATCCTTTTCTCCTTTCACTAAAGTGTGCTGCTTTTCTCCATCAGGGATAGTACATTGATGCATTTTCTTAGCGCTAAAATAACTATCACTTCCATCAGTAAATTGAGCTGCATATTCTCTTAAAAAGGAGGAGTTGGAAGCTCCCCCTGCTTGGGCTTCTTCGATAACAGTGCTGTCAATCATATCAGGGGGAATAGAATCAAATCCCATTTGCGAAATAAAATAATCAGATTGCATAATATCATCCGAATAAATATTGCCCATCCAATCCTTATAGGTGCGATAAAGGTTTTCGAAACTATAACTAGCAGAAGACAACGCTATCATTTTTGAATCATTTGTAAATACAATCCGCTCCTCCTCTTTCATGTCGCCCTTCTCAATAAGATCATCTTCCATCTCCCTTATTTTTATTCTCTCTGCCATGTCTTGAGGGGCCACCAAAAAAGGCATCAACACTGTTTTGATGGTATCTTCGGGAAGCAGCAAGAACTCATCAAGAACTAAAACGTTAGCGCGAAAACCACGAATCTTTTCCCCACTTAACGGAATAGCTGTTATAGTGCCCTCGTTAATTTTCCACTCGAACTGATCGTTGCGTTTGGATTTAGCACCGAAAGCGTGAGCCAACATTTGAGCTTCCTTTGACTCCACTATTTTTTCTATATTATTAAAAATAAAACGAGCGGTACGAAAAGTCGGCCCCGCAATAAGGATCTTGGTACGGGGCTCAAAAATACATTGAAGAAAACAATAAACAGCTGCGATAAAACTTTTGCCACAGCCACGTCCCCATACGCACATGTTAAAGTTTCTGTTAAAGAACGCCTTAAGGGTTATCTCTTGGTAAAGAGCTAATTTAATTCCTGATAAAAGTTCAGTAGTGAACCCCAAATTAGACCTCATGAATTTAGCTAATGTGATTTTAGCTTGTCGATCCCCAAGCTCCCCTTTCAGCGCAAGAGCCTCTTTGTTTATGTCGATAATAGGGCGCTTATATTTTTCCGGACAATACCACATATCACAATAACTTTAAATCGTACGCTAACTGCAAATCAAATTTGGTCTTTAATATTTGGGTTAGTAAGAATTTTTTGACGATCCTTACGCACTCCACCCTTCCGTCAACAAATAGGAATTGAATGTGTGGAAATTTTTGAATCAATTCCCTGACGTTGTGAAAAATAAAATCAGGAGTTACGCGAGTATTTTTTTTGTACACATACGGCAGCCTATTAAATGCCAAACACTCCTCCAGTTTCCTTTCCACAAGAATCACCATATACGCGTCTTCCTCCTTAGCCCGTTTTATTTCATTCTCAAATCTTTCCAAACCGGCGCTCAAGGTCCCGATAAGATCAGGGACAGACTTTCTCTCGATATAACAGTTCCCGGTTTTCTCCTTGTCGTTAAGGCAATAGTCTCCGAATTTGAGCCCCTTTACTTCGGTTGGAAAGTCTTTTATCTGTAGTGGGTTTTGTTCCCGCGAATCAATATATATGAGATGATCCTCATCAAAATCCTCCTTGAATTTTATTTTTCCATCCACTCCGCAAGCAGGTAGGGGTGAAAGTTTATTCTCAAATCCTATTTCTTCACACAGCTTATAGTAGTCTTGGAAAATTATTTGGTAATAGGAAATAGGGGGCACTAAAAGCGTTCGTAGCTCCACTTCAGTAGGGGTGTATTTAAGACCTTTCTCCCTCTTTCTTTTTGTTAAAAGCCCTTTGCAATATTTTCTAGCCTTTTCCACGGGAGCTTCTTTTAGCCAACTTTTTAAATTTCTTTTGTTGTTGAAGTCGGCGGAAAGATATTGCTCTTTATTTTTGAACTTTATGAGCTCTTTGGTATGCAGATCATGACGGGGAAACTGGGTGTGGTAATAATCCCCTATAGAAAGCTTGTGAGCTTTGATATGCAGATGAAGATTTTTATCTCCTTCGAATTCCTTTTTGCAAACACTACATTCAACCATTTAAAACTTCCTCTTCGCTTATCCCCATAATGCGAGATTTGATCTCTTCCATTGAGGTCAGCCTTTCTATTTCCTTGGAGACGTTCTTCTTCCTAAGCTCAGCTATCTTAATCATTTTATGTCTGGACTCCTCGCTTTTCCAAAGTTCTACGAGGTTTAATATAGAAGCCGACTCTTGCATCATTTTACTCATACGCTGGCTTCTTTTTTCTTTAAGCTCGTTGAGTAGTTTGGTTTGTCGGTTAACGCATTGGTTGTATTCTGTTTGCGCCGTATTAATAGCTTCCACCAAACTCATTGCCATTCGTCGACCTTCCGTATCTTCTGCGTTTTGGTCTAGTAATTGTTGAAGTCTTTCGACGCGTCGTTGAATATTGGAAGCTATAACCACTTCTGCGGAGAGCACAATGTATTGATCAACCTCCTCTTGGGTAAGGTCGGGTTTATCCCACGTATATCTTACGAAACTACTTTCAAACAATTCTCTATCCGTTTCGATGTTATAAGTGCTAATTTGATGAAGGAAACGGAAGGTGTGCATGTAGCCGATCAAGGTATACAAATTCCTTTTAATTTTAGTAGTAACTTTTTCCTTATCGATTCCGTTATAAACATATTTATTTACTCTAACTAAGGCTCGAGCTTCGGACTTTGGTGGAGAATACCCTCCTTCTACCACCGCCTCCTCATTAGTTACATCAGAATATTTAACTTTGTTATTTATAGTATTAAGGAACTCCAGTAATACCTTGTACCTCAAATCCAGAGGGGAAATGCTTGGATCGTCGAAAACGACCTTAGCCATATCCATTGGCTTCATGGCTCCACAATTATTGGATATAAACTCTTTCTGATCTTCAGTAAGTTCCGTTTTTTCCTTGGGATAATATTTATGGGAGACTTTGGCCTTCAGGCTTCTTTCCGCAAGGAACTTTTTTACGGCCCTCCCATACTTGGATCTCCCGTCTTTCATGTCCTCAGGAACGTCGGGAAATATCAATTCAATCAACTCCTTTATGTAAGGGGGGTCGTCTGGACGATTATTCCATTCGTTAAGGAGCGCCAGTTGTTGGTCTTCGTTCAGTTCTATATTTTTGGAGCTCACAATATTTCTATATCCCCGTCCTTTAACATCTTTTTGACTTTTTGAATTATTGATTTTTTAACATTTTTTATCTGCTTGTAACCGGGAACCCTATTTTTTTCATTCGTTTTATACCCCATTAATGTCGCAGCGTCTTCCTCCGACATATTGTCAATATAAAGAGCTTTATATATTTTCCATTCCGCGGGTTTTAAAGTAGACTTCATTCTTACATTAAGCTTCTCCATCATTGAAATTACATCTAGTCCTGAATATTCTGCCGAATTAATTTCGTGAGAATGGTCGTCAATGGAAACCGGTAACTTTGCGTCATAAGCTTGTTTTTTAGTTTTAGTCCAGTTCGCATAAAGGGGACACGCTTCAGATTGTTTTCCGTAAATATAACATAAATCCCCCGCTTCAGCTGCCGCGCACTTTAAACATGGGCGACAATAGTTCCCGTAGTTATTCCTAATGAGATTTTTTATCTGATTGGATATAATACGATTAATCCACGGATTAAGAGGTTTACGCGTATCGTATAAATGCCATTTTTTGAAAATATGAATTCGTAAA